CCAACATACTCTTGATGCGTTTGGTAATCCTCAATTTCTTGTTTACCTTGAGCAATTGCCGCTTTGAGCTGTTCGGGCGTGATGCCCATTTGCTCAAATAGCTTATCGGTAGTGCGCTTGGTTGTCTGTGAGATGATTTCCGGAGTGACTGGTAGCTTTAAACCGCGTTCGGCAAAGTCTAGCACCTTGCAGATAGTTGTCGTTCCTGCAAAAACTAGCACTTCTGCCGGTAGGCTTTTCTTTGATTGCTGATAGAGTAGCCACATTAAGCCGCTGACGCCTTTACTGACCGTTTCAACTAGGTTCTGTTGGCTGTCTGGATTCTTGACAAGTTCCATATTCTGATGGGTTTTCGGATCAAACATTAAAGTTTCAGCGGCTAGAACCGTTTTGTTGTAGCGCTGCTTATTCTCTGGTGATACTTTTGATTCGATATTGCGCTGGATATCAATCAGCATTTGATTAGTCATACCACCTGTTGAGCTTTTACCTGCTGGAGTATCTGTTTTATTTTCCATTGTCTATAGTCCTGCGTTAGCATTTAAGCCGGCATTAGCATCGAGTGTATTGCGTAGAGTCGGTACACTGTTTAGATTAGCAGTACGCTGATTGCGTTGCGCCTGTTTGTATTCATATTCTTTTTGAGCATTGACGCTTGATTGATTGGCTTGCATCATCTTTGCCCCGCCTGTTAACGCGCTAAAGCCTGTGATAACATAGTCTTTTTCGGTCATGCTACCTAATAGCTTATCTATAAAGCCGCCACTAGATGCCGCTGAGTTTGCCGCTAAAGCTGCACCAGAACCACCAGCGTTGAGCGCTTCCGCGCCACTTAATAAAGCACCACTTGCAGTTTTACCAATTAAGCCGGAATTAGGCAATATGGTTGCGTTTTGACCTAATGCGCCACCTATCTGACTACTAGTTGCCCCTCCTTGTAATGTAACAGGTGACATTTGAGCCGTATTAATCGCAGCCTGTCTTGCGGTTTCCCCAGTCAATCCGTTTAATGCCGTTTTACTTGCTGACAATCCACCAGTTACTGCACCATTAGCCAGAAGGTTGCTTGTATTAACCGCTGCCGCATTAGCCGCGTTAGCTGATTGAATGCCTGCCGTGCCCATAGCAAACTCTCCACCTGCTGCGAGTGATGCCACTGCACCGGATGCAAGAGATGCTACGCCACCAGCTAGCCCTACAATTGCACCAATTTTCATTAAGCCTTTATCGCCTGTAACCATTCCGACGACGCTCATTGCTGTTCCTGCGACTGCTGCGATTGTACCGATTGCCCCGACAGTAGCTAAAACCGCTGTGCCAATTGCCGCCATTGATCCAACTGTTGCCGCTGTGCCAATTGCCACGCTTGCTGCTGTGACTGCTGGAGCGATAAAGAAAGGCATTTCTTTGCGATTGAAAGGAGGGAGGATTGGATTGCCGATTGGTAAACCCATTTGATCCATTTGCCGACGAGAAAATGATTCTCCCGCCACAAAGTTTATTTGTCTGGTTGTCATAACGTCCTCACGACGATGAAGTAAAGATTATTTTGCGCGATTGTATCACAGCTATACTATAATTGAAGTATGTCAGAAAAAAGGAGGTGATCAACATGGCTATGAAGAAAGGTAAAGGCGGTAAAGGCGGAGGCGGTAAAAAATGCTAATGACAATTAGCAGGTAAAATATTTTATTTGTTGTTAAGTTAAAAAGCCTTATAGGATTTAAAACCTGTAAGGCTTTTTTGTGCCTGCCGATTTGTGCCGCATTTGTTGCAATGATTGAAGCCTGTCGGCAATGATTGCGGGAAGGCTGAAAGGATAATATCGAATCGCTATCGTTCCGTTTTCTTCAATTTAATCAACATTTTAGCCAAATCGCTTATTAATTTTACGCTAAAGAATATTATTAAAAGTAATTAACTAAAATAATAAAGTTGATTAGTTAAATTACATCGAATATTCTATCACCAACGCAAAACACAGCGTTTAACCTTAAAACTAAACCGGAGATGATTATGAAATACTTTATTTTAGACGGCATGAAAGGATCAGTGGATCAATTCAATTTTGTACGTTGGTTAACAATCGGTTGTCATCTGGATTCGATGCAAGACGGCTGCGCATTAAAAGAAGCAGCATTAAAAGCCAAATAGTTCAGCGTGTAACGGCTTACATATTAAGCCGTTATGCAGTGTGCTATTACACTAACCAAACCGGAGAATAAAAATGAGCTTTAAACTTCACATGACAATGGGAACAGCAAAGATGGAAAACATCCCTTCTTTCAACACTCCTGCAAGCAGCAATCCTTTCTGCCTTAAAATGAATGGATCAGCGGATAAGTCAGTGGTTTGCACCAGATGTTATTCAATTAACACTGAAAAGCGTTATCCAAAATTAATAAACGCATTAGAGCGCAATGCCGATCTCTACAAACGCATTTTGCTCGATACCGAATTACCGCGTTTAAATTTTGCTATTGCGCGGTTTGACTCGTTTGGTGAAGTACATAATGAAATTCATGTACTTAACTACTTTAATTTAGCTAGAAAAAACCCCGAAACCGTTTTCGGATTCTGGACTAAAAGAAAAGATTTAATAAAAGCAGTGCTATCAATGGTTAGCAAACCAGCTAACGTGATATTAATTCACTCTAGCACTAAACTTAATAAAGTGGATCGCCTGCCTGCTGGATACGATAAAGTTTTCACTGCACATAAAAAAAGTGATTTATCAGCTAACGTCGATATCAATTGCAGTCAAAAATGCAATGATTGCAGATTGTGCTACAGCCACAACGACGCAATTTTTATTAATGAAATCGCAAAATAATCGGAGAGTATAAAATGAAACTCAATAAAACTTATCAGTCTACACTTGATGCACGTCGCCAAACAAACCTAATTCATTCAAGCTGGAGCGTATTTTACAAAGGTGAATATATCTGCGGAGCTGTTTATAACGGAGAGTCTATCATGTCTGTTTGCTTTCCGTGCGGTTTAGTGGTGTTAACTAAATCAAAAGACATTGCTAAAAAGTTTATTCGCGATTACAAAGCAGGGAGATTAGAAGCATGAAAATGAAACAGGCGCATTACAACATGATGAAGGATGCTATCAAAGCATTGCCACGCGATCAAATGCTGGCATTCAAAGCAAATGATTTAGGCAAAAACAAAGAAAAATTTTTCATATGGGGATTGTTTAAAGCGGCAAAACTACACTTTACCGCTACTGATTTTCTTTATCAGTATCTTGATGATAATCACATTGAAACAGCGCTCAAACGCATAGCCAAAGAACTAGATTACATTTAACCGGAGATATAGAAATGATTACCTTGTTACTCGATAACGACACCGTTATTCCAATGACAACACGAAAAGATATAGGCGATATGGTACACACGCAAATACTTGATGAAAATGGTGCTTTAATCGACGTTAGCGGGCGTGTAGTGGATATCATGGAGGATTACAGCGACTGGGAATAGTTCAGCGTGTAACGGCTTAAAGATAAGCCGTTATGCAGTGCGCTATTGCACTAATTAACTTAAACCGGAGATATAACATGAATACATTTTACGACGTGGTAGTTGGATCAATTTTGACAACAATTTTCACTGTAATTTTTGTAGCTGAACTAATTATCATTTGGGGAGAATAAGCCATGTCATCATTCAAACTTGATACTAATAACGAATTTTCAGCTAAATGCCGCACCTGTTTTCCTAACTTGCGCTACCGGATGACTTTATCGATTGGCGAATGGAATAAAGTACACGGTTCAAAAACAGACTACTTTACGGTAGATGGTAAAAAGATAGGTTTTAAAATTGTGCGCCATTATGACCGCAAGGGGTTGCCAATTTATAACGACAAACAACGCATTTATATTTACACTGGAGAATAACCATGATGACCTTTAAACAATACATTGAATCACTAAGCGCTGAATATATTCAAATGCTTCACATGGAGGACGTTCACTTGTTCCAAGCATACAAAGAATATGTTACTGCGTGGAAATCACTCGAAGCAGAATACGGGGAGATTAAAAATGCTGTTCGCTAAAAAGGCAATGAAAGTAAAAGTTCCTAAAGCCTTAAAAGTTTCACGCGGTAGACCTAAAATTGATCCGCGTAAAAAATCCAGACATTATCAATTATCAATACAGGGAGATTTAATTGATTTTCTTGAAAGCGCTGGACTCAAATCAAAATCGGCTTTTGTGAGTTTAGCAATTCGGACGATGATGGAATTCAAAAAATACCGCTCACTGCCGTATGACAAATGTTTAGATTGTGGTTGCGATATGACAGCGCCACTCAATCCAATGGACGGTGCAAAAACATACGTTGATGAAGATGGTAGAGTGTTAGATGTTTTTGTTCAATGTGAAGGCTGTGGTGGTCGTGCTGGACATAGGCAATATGATCCGAAAAACCACGGACTAGAATCAGAATAAAATATTAGCCGGTTAACTGCCGGCTTTTTTGTCTGCGACAAAGCGACACACTGGACATAGTTTTTTCTATTTATATATTTTTTATAAATCAATTCATTTTTTAGCCAATTTATTAATTATTTCTCTTAACCAATTATTATACAAAACTATGTCTACTATGTCGCAGAGAGTAGAAAAGGTAGATAATATAAGGGTTAGAGGGTGCTACATAGTGAGTTTAAAACTATGTAGCAAATACATAGTTAGTTTGTCGCAGACAAAATTTTGCTTTTTATGTCTGCGACACTGTTTAAAATCTTAAATCTTGTAATACTCCTTAACTTTCTTGATTGCTTCATTCTCGTCAAACGTGCTTCTACGCCAAATCGTGTGTTTTTTCCGCCCTCCATCGCTTGTCGGTACATCGATTCTCTTGTGAACTTTCTCGTAGCCAATTTGTAAAAGTATTCGAGTTAGCGCTGACGTTTTCGGGAGCTTTAAAACTGAAGGTTCAAACTCCTCAAAATTAAGTTTTCCCAGCAATGTAATATCAACTATGTTTTCGTTAATGACCTCACAATGGTAATGCGCAATCAAATCTTTTACTTCTTCAAATTCATGCGACACAGAATAGCCGATCATCTTTTCACGCGACAAGGTTTTAGGCGCTCGACCTTTCGCTGAAAAGTCTGGACTTATTTTCCGGTTCATAAAGTAATGGCAAAGCGCATCCATCCGCCTATCAGTTTCTAAAAACAGTTTCTCAAAATACCTGTTGGTTTCCTGCTCACCACCAAGCAGTGCAAACAAATGTTCCTCCGACTGACAGCGACTATACAAAACGCAATAACGTCGATCACCATTGGTAATCGGCAGTGCATCTTGATAATTGGTCAAAAGAAAATACGACGTGAAATTCGGAACAGTCCGCGAATTAGAAAACTTTTCCTCAATTTGAATCGTTTCGTTTGTAATGTAAGGTTTCATCGTATCGATAATCGACCATCTGTTATCGCCCGATAGCCGTATCTCCTCAACGATATTCAGCACCGAACCATACGCCCATCCCGAAAACGTTCCTTTCGTAAATTGCTTCGGATCGAGTTGCGTGGCATTCGATCCAAGTATCCCCTGCAAAATTCGAGTAAAGTATGTTTTACCGCCACCTTGCGTACCCTGCAAAAGCACTGCCCAGTTCACTTTACTACCAATGTTTTGCACGACGTGACACATCCAGTCCAGCAGTATCGCCCTTTCTTTAGGTTCAACCAGCGTAAATTCCAAGTGCTTGAGCATCATATCCACAACAAGCAACCCATCGGCATCCATTACTTCACATGGCAACACACCGCGCTTCTTATACGAGTTCACATACCGCAACCCATCGTTATCATTAACGAAAATCCCATCGTTCTTACTCGCCCAGTACATGGTATCGATGACTGTATCCATTTTCCAATCAACCAGCGCCATCGATGATGCCGACCTTTCCGCTGCGACGCACTCATCCATGCGATCAAACTCCGCGTTGAATGCTTCGCGCTTGATAGAGTAGCCGTACTTCAAGTTATGAAACTCCATCGGACGTTGTACATAAACCCAGTTTTTCAACCACGACGGCATCTCCTCAACAACCAACCCACCTTTCTTCGGTGGGCAAAGCTCACGAACAATAGCCGACTTCGTCATCCCCTCACCTTTACCCCACCGGTCGTAAATGTCCTGTGCGATTTGCTGACGCTTGGTTAATGTCACAGCGCTGAGTGGTAATTTACGCAACTTATTGCGCACATCCTCATACGCTCTGTCATTATCAACCGATAGACCTTCCGACCCAGTGACAAAGATTTCTTTCACCTGCTTCTCGACAATCTCCCCAACACTTACTCCGCTGTCTTTGACCATCTTAATCACTGTGGCAAACGTCAACGGGCGCACTTTCTTTTCCGTCTTGAATGATTGCCATTTGCGGTCAATATCTGCCGCGTTAAACTTGTCCGAGTTAGCAGACCAGTGAAGCCAAAGAAGTTTACCCTCATCCGATCCGCGATATTGATGATGCAATGCTTGCCCAACGGTAATCCACGTCGAGTAATCACCTGCCGCTTCAACCAGTGCATCGAGATTAGCTTCAACCAGTGCATCACTGACATCAATCGGTTCATGCGCGAGTGCAAGCGAGAGTCCCTGCATATCATCCGCGTCATCATCCGCGTCATCATCCGCGTCATCTACATCAAATTCAGTCGTCAAGTATTCCTTGACAGTTCCCTGCACCAGCTTTTCAACAGGAAAGGCAAGCGCTACATCCACATCAATCTCACTGCCTTCCATCACCATCACGAAAGCCGACTCAATCGAACCACCGCTAATACTTGGCATATACATAAACTGAGCAGGCTTAAAAGCACTGTCATCAATAATAAAACTGCTAAACTCCGACGCGAACCAGTGCATCACGGCAACATACTCCTCCGCGCTAACCTCCCGTGACAGTGGTAACACTATACGAAAGCGATTAGCGTCATCTGTACTACGCCATGTTGAGTACGCAACCAGCGCAAAGCCTGTCATCTCCAGCTCAAACTCAATCTCTCCTTTAGTCATTGCGCATTCATCAACGTCAATGGTCAAAAGCGAACGCCCGATTAGGTTCTCCGTGTTGCGATACCCGCCACTGAACCCACCGCCACAGAACCAGCCTTCCTGCTCTTTGGTCTTTGCAACTTTGTGCTTACCAAGTACCGTGCAAATTCGCTCCCATGTCACCTCCACATTGCGACAGACAGCGCTGTTCTTATCCCCGCGACTTATGCGGTACGTTTTAGTAGACTCCACCATAAACAATCCTCGTTATCTTTTAATTATTGGTAAATCAACTGCCTTAATTGCCCCATCGGTTAATTGCTCAACCTGTATCGCCCTGTTTGCCGGTATCTTTCCTTCAGTTACCCAATACGACACCGCTGCTTTAGTGACGCCTAACTTCTTTGCTAGCACAACCTGCTCACCACCAAACCATTGCACCACATCATCAACGGTCACACCGTCATAAAATTCTTCATTTTCCATTTGCATCTCTTTGTGAGTTAAGTTAAGATTGACTCTCATTTTACAACAACAGAGGAAAAACACAATGAATGATTTAACAAACCTTACAAACACCCAACTTGGTGAATTCATTTCGCTATCATTAATACACGGCACAAACACTCAGTTTAGCTATGAGTTATTGCATGAAGTAGCAGAACGCTTAGTACAAACGGATGAAATTATCAAATCTGGAATCAGTCACGGCATTCACGAAACGCTAACTAAGCAATCAACTGCGTTTAAATTCAGACTTGAGGATGTTGTCAAAACGCTTGATGAAACTTTAGCACCTGCAATTATTGAAGATAACAAAGAAACTGTTGAAATCATCACTGATATTGAGCATCACGAAGCAATGAACAAAGCGATGAAAGTAGATAGGGATGAAGGTAGAGCAGTATCATCTAGCGCTAAGAAAACAATCTTAGACCACTTGGAAGTTGAAGAAGTAAAACCCAAAGCAACAAAGAAAAAAGAAAAGCCTGTAGAAACACCTGTTGAAGTAGAAGTGTTACCAGAAACAGAAAAATCTGTAGAACCGGTAGAATTAACCGCTGAACCAGAAACGCCTGCGCTCACAGCCAAAATGCTAAAAGAAATAGCGCTTGAACTGCGTCAACGTAATGCTATTTCAAAAGAGCAAATTATAGACAAATTAACTGAGCTTGACGCATCAAGTACAATGACGCTTGCGCCTAAACACTACACTGAATTTTACAACTTCTTGGAGAGCTTCAATGTCTAATGAAGAAGCGCCTAAACACTCTTTACTGAGCGCAAGTGGTAGTGCTACTTGGCTATACTGCTCCGGTAGCGTCGCAGCGCAAAAACCTTATAAGGAATCCCGTAGCGCATTTGCGGACGAAGGCACGGCAGCGCATGAGCTTGCAGAGATATGCTTGAAAGGCGATCTCAATCCGTTTGATTTTGAAGGTAAGCAATTACCCGAAACCAACTGGATAACGGTAGATAAGACAATGTGCCACCATGTAAATGATTATATGGACTTCATTGCAGAACACAAAGGTCATAAAATCTATGAGCAAAAACTCGACTACAGCGAGTACGCTCAAGACGGATTTGGTACAGCCGATTGCATTATCCTAAATGACGATAACGTAACGATTATTGACTTGAAGTACGGTAAAGGCGTAAAGGTCTATGCTGATACTACTCAAACTAAAATCTACGCGCTAGGAGTCTATAGCGAGTTTGGTATGCTCGAAGATATCAAGACCATCACAATGATTATCTACCAACCGCGACTAGACCACATTGATGAGCTGAC